AGTTATGCAAGTATACACCGAAGGCTCAACAAATGCCGGTATGCCTGTGAATCCTGACGGATTAAACCCCTTTGAAGTCTTAATTGACGATGAACCTACATGCTCTATCATGTTTCGTGCTGATGGAGTAGTTACAAGTCTTTTACCTCAAGGTGTAACAGCCGAGATAAAAGCAAGTTTACCTAATATTCAATTTCTAAACGAATAACACTATGGCAACTATATTAGAAACTATTCAAAATAAAAAAGCTTTTGATGCTTTTGTAAACGAAAATATGAAAACCTCAACTTATAAAGTTGGTTGGGATAAAGAAATGACAGTGGAATACGAAGCATCAAAGACTTATCAAGCAATGACAGCTGAATATGCGGCTGCTATGCTGGGAACTGTAATTGATAAGAATGCCGGAAGACCAAAACGCAATATGCCTAATATTGGTGATTTGATTGGTTCCATTGCTCGTATGGGTGATGAATGGCAAATTGATAATGACCGTCTTGAACGTTATTACTATATGGAAAATCGTTTCCGTTCTAAAATGAAAGACCTTACAGAAGAGCAACAAAAGGCTCAATTTAAGGCTATCATTAAGTATCTATTTGACCCTTATGAAAAAGCTGCTATTGCTCCTCATAGACGTATTTTAGCTCAATATTGGGAAGGTTTATCCGATGGACAAATAACGTTAACAGTTACTAACAACAAAGGTGGAGTTGTATGGAGCGGAGGATTATCAACAGGTATTTCAGTAAGCAAATTAGCAGACGGCTCGGTAGTATGGGATACTTCAAAACTTGAAACAATGGACGTTCTTGGTACAATTCAATACCTTGAAAACATTGCCGATACAGCAGGAAAGACAGTTCAAAAATTCAGAGTGTCAAAAGCTACTGCATCCCTTATCTGTCAATCTAAACAGATGACAAATCTTATCGGCGTTACGCTTGGAAAGATTAAAACAGCTACAACTCCTATCCTATCAATCGACCTTGTCAACGAATATCTAACAGGTATGAGCCATGCTCCTATTGAAGTTATTAACGATAAAGGAATCCTTCAAACAGGTTCAGCAATATCAATGTTCAAAGATGGACGTTTAGTTGCTCAATGTGCGGATAAAGTTGCTGTTTTAAAAGTATCAGACCCACTTGAAACCGTTGACCCTGTTCCAAATAAGGTTTATACTTCGTACTTCGATAATTTAGTATCGCAGTGGAGAAACGAGCAAGGACGTTACGTTGCTTACGAAATGTTTGGATTTCCAGTATTCACAGGGAGAAAAGATGTTTTTATTCTTGATGTAACCCAAACTGACTAAACCCCTGAAAACTATTATTGACAATGGCAATTAATACTAATTCAGAATATCTTTTGGCTTCCCTTTCGAGATTCAATGTAAACTCGAATGATATTGACGTTATGTTACTCGAAGCAGGGCTTGACGGCTCTGCTTCAGTTGACATAGCAGCTTGTAAAGAAGCTATCTATAATGGCATTTCAAAGGTTATACCACTTTCAAATGTTTCCGAAGGTGGCTATTCTATTACATGGAACATGGAAGCAGTTAAAATATACTATGCTCAACTCTGTAAAGAGTTAGGCAAAGAGAATGTTTTACAGCCAATTGTACGCAATAAATCAAATCTTTGGTAATCATGAAACAATATCCTCATTTTCTTTTTATGGTAAGTGCAACCGAAACCGGAAGGGATTCAAAAGGGAACTATATTGAACCTACTAAATCTACTGTTTTTTTGTCTGAATGTCGCGAGGAAACAAACGGCAAAGGACGGCAGATAACAAAAGGTGGGCAATTCATTATATTTTCCTCTTTAATTCAATTACCGATTTCCTGTACTCCTATAAAAGAAGGTACTAAAGTGTTTGTTTCAAATGATTCCATAGGGATTGATAAAAGGATTGAAGGAATAGTATTGAAATTCGATAAAGGACAACTACATAATCGTTTATGGATATGATAAGCACTTTTGATATAGAAACAATTCTTTATGATGTTTTAAATGTAGCATCATTGAAAAGTATTATATCGGGAGACGTTTATAAATCTGATGATAGACCTTTGAATTCCGATAAAGAGGATATTGAAATCAATACTATTGCTTTGACGCAAGAACCATATCCACAACAAGGAATAAGTAATATCAATATTTATGTTCCGGATATGGAAGTATCAATTGACGGCAAACAGCAGTTAAAAGCCAATAAAGCGAGATTGAAAACAATATCTGATAAGGTAAAAGAATTGATTTTATCATATAGAAAAGTATGTTTTATGATTGACCTTGAAAATATTGTAAATGATACTGATATTAAACAGCACTTTGTCAATATAAGATTATCTTATAGTTATTACGAAAAAACAATTTAGAAATTTTAAAAAAAAACTACTTATGGCAGCAAAATTAATTACACTTGGTTTAACCAAGATTGAAATTGGAGATATACTCACTGATGGCAGCATGGGAACATCTTTAACACAAATAGGATATACCGATAGAGATTCATGCGTATTTGCTTCTGAAGACCCGCAGGAAACGGAAATTGAAGTGGAGGAAGTGGATGATGCAATTGATATTATCATTAGAGGAGGGAAGAAGACGTTGAAATTCACGTTAGCAGACCCTGATGAAGCCGCATTGGCTTTGTTAATGGGAGGTACAGCAGTTACAACGACCGGATCAGAATCTTATACTGCTCCTGATACATTTCCTGTCCTCGAAAAGAGTATAAAAGTAACTCCAAGCAAAGGACTTATTTTAAGCATTCCGAGAGCAAGAATAGTCGCTAAATGGAATGGAGCCTTCTCCAAGTCAACTAATTTTAAGGTAGATGTTGTAGCTACTGTTATGACACCTACTAAATCAGGATTAGCACCATTCTCGACTACGCGAGTTCCTACTACTTAGGCTTTCATTATTTTACTTTACTTAATTGATGATGGTAGGCTGTTTTAAACGGCAGCCTACTTTTTAAAAAAGATAAAATTATGGGAAAAAAATTAGAACAGGAAATAAATGAGCTAAACGTTTTAATTGATAAAGGATTTGAATTTTCAATTGCTTATAAAGTAATGGAAAGAAAACTTTTTAAAACTATCACTAAAAACGTATCAAAAATATTCACGATAAAAGAACCTACTTTAGCCGTATTGGATTTGATTTCTTCTGAAAGCATTTTATTTGCCATTGATGAAAAAAAACTAAAATCTGATACACTTTCAGAAGGTAAAAGATTGATTATAAAGCACACAAAAGCAATGGCAAGAATAGTTGCTATTGCGGTACTTAATGAATCTTGTTTTGTTATGAAAAATAATAGATTCTCTATTGATAAAAAGAGTATTGACAAGCTTCAACACCTTTTTTATCATGCTATCAAACCAAGCGACTTATTTAAACTTTGCAATATAATTTATACTGTAGGGAACATCGGGGATTTTTTGAACTCTATGCGATTAGCGAGTGGAGCAGTAACGACGAAGAAAATCGACATAGAGGATTAGTAAGTCCTTTCGGACGGCGTGGGTCAATATGCTCTCACCTACACTGGACATGGGATTATTTACATCATAATATTTCTTGGGCTATTGTGCAAAGGTTGTTAATAGATGCACCTTCTTATGATTTTGATAGCGATAAAAAAAATAAAACAATAAAACTAACAGATGATAATGTAGATGAAGTTTATGATTTTTTAAATAGTATATAATGGCTGAGAAGATTGGAAGTTTAGAATTTGATATAATTGGTATTGATAACATAAGCGATGTTGTTGAAGCTTCAAAAGCTAAGATACAAGGCTTGGTTGATTCGACTGTCAAAGGTTCCACAAAAATGGATGAATCTTTTAATAAAATAAAAAACGAATTCAAAAAAGCATTCGGGCAGGTTGATACCGTTATTGATACTAATATAGCTGAAATAAAGAAATTAAAAGCTGAATATACTAAATTAAGTAGCGAATCAGGAAAAGCATTCCTATCCGGAAAGGATGATGATTATAGACGTATTAAAGCACGTCAAGAGGTATTAAAAAGCGAAATTACAACAAGGAAACAACTTGTTTCCGAAGCTTCAAAATCAAATATAGAATTAGCTTCATTGGAGGGAAAAGTCGCTGAAAAGGTAAATATTACGGCAAAATCACACAACACGTTAAGGACAGAAGTAAGAAATGCACGTGAAGAATTAGCGCAAATGGAAGCAGCAGGACAGAGAGGAACTGTAGCTTATGAACAGTTACAGCAAAAAACAGGAAAATTAACAGACCAAATGCGAGATGCTCAGGCTCAAGCAACTGTTTTAGCTAATGACCAAAGAGGCTTTCAAGGCATTATCACAGGTTTAGGAGGTATATCGGGTGCAATGTCAGCAGCAGCAGGAGCCTACGGATTGCTTGCAGGAGAAAATGAGAACCTCCAAAAGATAATGACTAAAGTACAATCTTTAATGGCTATTACCATAGGATTACAACAGATTTCACAAACAATAAACAAAGATAGTGCCTTTATGCTCGTTACCGTCAACGGACTTAAAAAATGGTGGAACGAAATTACAGGTAAATCTGTAGTAGTTCAGACAGCGGAAGCCGTTGCAACAAAAGCAGCTACAGCAGCGAAAAAAGGACAGACAGGCGAAATAGTAAAGGGAACAGCAGCAACAGCAGGAAATACAGCAGCGACGACAACCGGAATCGTAGCCACAAAAGGATTGGCAGGTGGTTTTAAAGCCGTAGGATTGGCAATTAAATCAATACCTGGAATTGGTTGGTTGTTTGCAGCAGTTACAGGCCTAGTCGCTGTATTCACTTTATTAAATAAAAAACAAAAAGAAGCAAGGGAAGAACAAAGAAAATTCAATAAAAGTATAGCAGAGGAAGCAGCTAAGCCAGTTGCAAAAGTATATGAACTTTCATTAGCTTACGAAGCTCTAGGAAATAATTTTAAGGCAAAAGAAAAATTCTTAAAAGACAGTAAAAAAGATTTTACAGAACTGGGTATGGCTATTGATAGCGTTATAGAAGCCGAAAATGCTTTGATAAAAAACAAAGACGCCCTAATAGCCTCGCAAATAGCAAAGTCAAAAGGGATTGCTTATGCTAAAATGGCAGAGGGAAAAGCAACACAGCTGATAGAAGCACAGGGAGAATTAGCTCTTTCAAAAAAGGCATACGAAACCGCAAAACGAAGGTCTGAGGGTGCGCCAAAAGATGTATCTTTGATGACCCGTTATTCGTCGGCAGAAAGCAATATGAAAGCATGGGAGAAATATGTAAAGAGTATTGAAGATAATATAACACAATTATACAAAAACGCAGAAACGGCAAGTAAAAACGCTGACGTAATACTTAAAAACGAGGGAATAGATTTAGATAAAAAAGAAGGGGAAAAGGAAACCTCATCCTCAACAGATGCCTTTTATAAGCAACTGCAAAAGCAAAAAGCTATTTATGAACAGATAGCAAAAGATTTAAATGCAACCGATAAAACAGTTGTTCAGTCTGCAAAAGACAAATACGATAAGATAAAATCACAAGGTGAAACGTATCTCAAGTATTTGGAAGGCGAGCGTGAGAAAATTCTTAACTCCGATAAAAAACTTAACGCTACACAAAAGAAGAACGTTGAAACCTTAAATAAAGAAATTTCAGAACTGACACAAAAACAAGAGGAGCAAAAAGGCGAAAGTGCAGCAAGGATGCTAATTGAGGAATACAACAAAACTTTTGATAAACGCTTGCAGTTGCAAGAGGAATACGAAAAGGATGTTGAAACAATTGAATCGGAGCGTTCTAAATTAAGCACTGAAAAAGAACTTAAACAATTAGAGACAGCACTTGCAAATCGCAGAAAAAAATATGAAATTGACATCGATGCTCTATATAGCAGCCTCGAAGGGAAATATAAATCTTACGAACAAAGACGGAATGATATTCATAAACAATATCTAAACGAGCGTAAGTTGATGGAAGAAAGAAACGCCATTGATGTAGAACGTGGGAATACTCCTACGTATAGCAGCGAGCAATTTGAGGCAAATCTACAAGCTGAATCTGAAGCCGTAAAGAAAATCAATAAAGAGGAAACGGACAGCGTATTGGAAAAATCGGAATTGATTAAAAAAATATTTTCAGACTTCGGGAAACAAACCGAAAAATCAGTAAAGCAAACAACATCTCAACTAAGACAATTGATTGCTTATATGGAAGGCGTAACTAAAGTAATACCGGACGGAATTACAAAAGAGCAAATAAATGCAATTGATAACGAAAAGCTTGCTGAATTATACGCTATATTGTTTGAATTAGAAGACCTCGACAAAGAAGATTATATGTTTAAAGGGTTTATAGACGGGTTTTCTAATATAAAAAAAGCGGCAGAAAAAACGAAACAATCCATTGAAGCAACAGGAAAAGTAAAAGAGGAACTCGAAAAAGAAGCGGAAGATTATAATAAAAAAGCGTTTGCCGGATTAGTTCGCGGAGCAGGCGATTTCGCTTCAATATTAGGCAAGGCCTCTGGATACATGCGACAGATTGCAGAAATAACAAACGATGTTCAATTGGAAAAATCAGCCGATATTATGGATAATGTTGTATCGGCATTAAACGCTGTTGTAAACGGAGCTCAATCTGGCGGTATTTGGGGAGCAATAGCAGGCGGAATATTATCAGTCATAACAAGCACAATAGAAGGCGTGAGAAAGAGAAACGCGCAGCTTGAAAAAGATATCGCCGATTACAAAAAATTTCAAATTGATTCCGAAGAACAAATAAATATGCTGATAATTGAAAGATTAAAGATACAAGCCGAAGCCGATACTGCTTTTTTAAATGAAATATCAAAACGAATAGAAGGTTACCAGAAGGCAGCAACAGCAGCGAAAGACGGATTAAATGCTTTATATTCTAAAACAGAATACGAATGGGAGGGAGAAATATATAAAGGTCTCGAAGCCATTAAGGGTCTAATGGTTAAAAGCATAACAGAAGTAACTTTAAGCGGGAGGCCTGTTTACAAAAATCTCGCATCTTATGATATTTGGAATGCAGATAAGACTGGTTTTGATACTGAAAAACTCGCATTATTTATACTTAAATTAGGTGAAGCCGATAAAGATTTAAGGGAGTATTTGATGAGTATATTAAAACTACAAAAAGAGTATGATGACGCAGTACAAGCGGCGGCAGACGTTTTGACTTCTTCGTTTGATAATTTAGGAAGTTCGGCAATAGACGCAATCACTCAATCAATCGAAAATGGTACAAACGCCTGGGGAGCATTCAAGGAATCGGCAGCTGATGCACTTAAAAATGTCGTCGCTAATATGCTTTACACCGTTTATATGTCTTCTAAAATGCGAGAGTTGAAAAAGAATCTTGAATCAATAGCAAAAGGAACTTATGCAACTGAAGAGGATAGGGCGAATGCTATCGTTAATTATTTTGGAACGTGGTTAGAAGAAGCAAAGCCGAGTTTTGATACTTTAATGACAGCAACACGTGGAATGTATACAAAAATAGATGAAATATTTGGAAGTGCTGGCGGTGGAGGTATAACTACATTATCGGGAGCCATAAAAGGAGCATCGCAGGAAAGCATAGACTTATTGGCAGGACAAACCAATGCAGTACGATTAAATCAGGTTGAAGCCTTATCATTAAGTAGAAGCCAATTATTTAGATTGGTTTCGATAGATAGCGGAGTACAGCAAATAATACAAATCATGAATGCTAATAAAGGAAGTAATCAAATTCAAACTGATATACTAAGAGCGAAAGGAGTAACAACATTATGACAATAGTATATTCATTTAACAGCAAGGAATTTGTAGCTACTTACGGAGTGAAGGTAAAATCTGCTGAAGGGTTAATTGATATTCCTGATAGAAAAGATATTCAGAAATATAATTTTCCGGATTCAAACGGTTATAGTCCTGAACTAAGTACCGTTGTTTATGATGAGAGAAAAATCACCATTGAAGCCTACATAAAGGCAGCTACACCAAAGGATATGATTGAAAACTACTATAAGCTATGCTATGATTTAAAAAATCAAACCGATGTAAAAACATTGCAAGTAGTAATCACTCCAACAACAGGCACAGCAAAAACATTGACATTTTCAGTATATTGCGAAAAGATTTCACAAATAAAAAAACGATTCGTAGATGGGCAAAACTACGGCACTTTTACAATTACTTTTATAGAACCTGAACCAACAATATCAAGTTACGAATAATGACACTAACAGTATACCATCCGGGAATAGCAGTACCTCCTTCCTTTGAATTGTTCGACAATACAGCAGGAAGTCAAGTAACCATTGTAAAAGGCGAACAAAAGATGTCTTTAATGCAAGAAGATGTTGTTACTATGGAAGTTGAAAGTGTGAAAATGCTTCCGTTTCAGTTAGGTGATTATATTGAAGTGTTTGAAAAAACGTATAAAATAAACAAGTTTCCGGAATGCACTAAAACTGCAAGTAAAAGGTTTCGTTATACTGTTATTTTTGAAGGATTACAATATGACTTGATAAATACGTCTTTTCAGCTTGGAAAAGATACGATGCTTGATAGTTTAACTGCTGATATAGATACTTTTCTTGCTTTAATAATAACAAATCTAAATAGAGTATATCCTTCCATATGGGCAGCAGGCTCCACTCCTATTTTTTCAAGTTCAGTTAAAAACTTAACTTTTGGCAGCGAATCAAACTGTCTTGAAGCACTTCAAAAGGTTTGTGAGGAATATAGTCAAGAATTTGATATTACTACTGTAAGCGGAGTAAACTACATCAATATTCGAAAAAGAGAAGTATATTTTACTTCCCCTTTTTCGATTGGCAAAAGTGGTGGTTTATATTCTATCAAAAGAACTTTATCTGACACATACCCTTTCATTACAAGATTGTTTGTTTTTGGTAGTAATGAAAATCTTGGCAATTGCTATCGACATACAAGGCTTTGTTTACCTTCAAAAAACAAAGATGATTCTTATCTTGAAACTTCCATACTCGGACAGCCTGTAATTGAAGGAACAAAAATATACGAAGACATAAAACCTGAACGCGAAGGGACCATAACCGGTATTGATGGAGCATTTTCTTTTTATGATTCTTCTATGGACTTCGATTTAAAAGCAATTTGGCAAAAAAGGAATGTCGTGTATTGGGATGGTTCAACTTTTTTAAATGATTATTCAACATGGTTAACGAGAAGGAATTTAAGTAATACAGCGGAAAATCAAGCTATTTATGATAATTCGGTATACGGAAATACAAAATATCTTATCGGCGATAATGCAAAAGTTCATTTTCAAACCGGACAGCTTGCGGGTTATGATTTAGAAATTATCGATTATAATCATTCAACGAAAAAATTCACAATAAAGCAATTTGCAGACGAAAATGATTCTGTATTCCCTGACCCTGACAATGGAGCTTTTCAATTCAATACAGGAGATAAATACATCTTATTAGATATCGCACTTCCTGAAACCTACATTACAGCAGCCGAAACAGCAC